AAATGTTAGACCCGATCTAGCATCAGACCAAGATAAATTTGAAGAAATCATTGAGACTCCTACAATGATGAAAATTCTCGAAGTTGTCGGAGGATTGAAACTCACCGACCCAAACCTTCTGGGAGCAGCTCTAGTTGGGACGAACTAGATCTACGCTCCTTGGAGTCTGAAGCCTTCTTGCTCGGTCATTGGAAAAACTTTGATGAGCTAGAATCTTCACTTTCGCTTGAAGAGCTAACAGCTTTGATAGATTTTTCAAGAAAGAAAGATCTTGAAGATAAAAGATTTAGTGCAGCACTACAAGGTGTTGAACTAGATGAACCGCAAGAATCAGTTAGTGACATAGCCGATCTTAAAGGATATGCTGCTGGTAAAGAAGGATTTGGAATCGGTTTAGGTTTAGGTTTTATGTCAATAGGGGGTGACGATTAATGGCAAACATTGAGTTAAATGTAGTTGCATTAGGAGACTTTTCAGTAGTCAATGATGCTATTGCAAAACTCAAGGCTAACATCGCATCCCTTAATGCATCTCTTGCAGGAGCAACTGGTGCATCTTTTGATAAAACTGCTGCTAGCGTAAAAACTCTTTCAAATGAATTTTCTTCAGCACTTACAAACAGTGGTTTGTTTACAAACCAAACAGTTTCTTTACAAAATGAAACAGAAAAGTTTGGACAAGCACTTCAAAAAGGAACATTAAGTTTAGGTACTTATTATCAAATTTTAACAAAACGTCAAGGCGAAGCAACTGATTCTGTAAAAGCTTTGGCGGTAGAACAAACTAAGTTACAAAATTCCGTAATAATGGCTGACCCATCTAAGTCGGGCTTTTATTCTGTATTTACACCAAAGAGTATTGATGCTGTAGCAAATGCAACAAAGATTGCTGCAAACCAACAAAACATTTATAACCTTGCTCTTAGAACAGGTTCCAACGAATTAATCAACTGGGGTAAAAATACCCAATGGGCTGGTCGTCAGCTAACAGTAGGTATGGCAATACCATTGATGGTATTTGGACAACAAGCTGTATCTGCTTTTGATTCTGTAAACTCAGCATTGACTCAACTTCAAAAAGTTTATGGTGAAGGGTTAACTCCTCCAAGTCAAGACTCTATTAATCAAATTTCACAACAAGTTTTGGATCTAGGTAAAAGCATGGCTGCTACCTTAGGTATATCTCAAGAATTTACTGTTCAGGTAGCTACACAATTTGCTGCTATGGGCAAGCAAGGTCAAGATCTTTTAACAATTACTGAGCAAACTGATAGACTTGCTAAACTTGGTAACCTTGATCAAACAACTGCAACAAATGCTGTTATTGCTTTGCAAAATGTTTATAAGATGAATACTACGGAACTTGCAGACGCTGTTAACTACTTTGGTGCTATGCAGAAGCAAACATCTTTGTCTATGAGTGATTTGGTTCAATCTGAATCAAGAATTGGTCCAATCATTGAAGAGCTTGGTGGAACATATAAAGATTCTGCTGTAATGGTTCTTGCTATGAAAGAAGCTGGTGTGCCAGCTGCAAAATCTGCTAACGCACTTAAAGCTGCTATGGCATCTATCATTAACCCAACATCAGCAGCTACAAAAGAATTTGCATCTTTTGGAATTAACCTAAATAATATTAAGGACCAAAAGGGTCCAGTAAATATGATCCTTGCATTGCAAGAAGCATTAAAACCTTTGAGCAAAATGCAACAAGAACAGCTTATTGACAAGTTGTTTGGTAAGTATCAATTTGGTAATATCACAGCCCTTATTCAAAACTTAGGAACAGCGGGATCACAAACTGTAAATGCTTTACAGGTTGCTAATGCAACATCAGGACAATTGGCAACTCTTGCTAACCAAGAAATTACACAAGTTACATCTTCTCCATCAGCACAATGGCAAAAAGCACTTGCAACATTTAAAGCAGATTTGTACCCAATAGGACAAGATATCCTTAAGCTTGGAACTAAATTGCTTGAATTTGGAAATAAAGTTTCTAAAGTATTCCAAGGTCTTCCAGGCCCAGTAAAATTCTTCCTTGGACTTTTGGCGGGACTTACTGTAATAGCTGGACCTCTTCTTATGTTAACAGGTCTTATGGCTAACTTTGTAGGTAACATATTAAAGGGTGTAATTAATCTTAAAGATTTGATAAGTGGTGGTAAAAGTTTAAGGCAATTATTGACACCAGAACTTATTGCTGCACAAAATGCAAGTAGTCTTTTTGCAGATGGTATAAAAGGTGATATTGATCAAGTACAATTATTGACTCAAGCAATTACAGATTTGACAGCAAAACTTCAAATAATGCAAGATCAAATGAACATTGGTGCTGGAATTGATAGTCTTAAATCAGCAGTAGGTGCAACAGCACAAGTTGAAACAAGCATATTTGAACAAATGGCATTACCAGGATTTGCAGATGGCGGAATAATATCTGGCCCTGGGTCGGGAACTTCAGACAGTATTCTTGCAAGAGTTTCTAATGGTGAAACAATTCTTACAGCAGAACAAACAAGAAAAAATGCTGGCGTAATTACAGATATTATTTTAGGAAGAGAAATTCCTGGCTATATGGCTGGTAATGTAGATGAAGAAGATCTTGGACCAGGAGAGTATCTTGCACATCATAAATCAGATATACCAACTAAATTGGCAAACATACCAGGGTTGATGGATGCAACTTCTGGAGATTATGAAAAAATTCAAAATAAATTAAGTTCATCTTTTGAAGAATTAGGAAAACTTTTTGACACCAGCTTTGATCCAAAAAAATGGATAGGACAGATCAGAACTAATTTGTCACATTTTACAGAAGGTATATCTAACTGGACTAAAAGTGGCACAAAGATTTATAGATCAAAAGAACTTTATGGCCTATCTGGAATAGAAAATGCACCATTGTCAACTTTTTCTTCACATTTTAAAAATGGTAAAGAAAATGATCCAGTAAGAGATTATTATAACAGGGTTATTGAATCTGTAAAAGGTGATATTGATGAAGCAGATATAGAGCACATAAAAAATGGAGGACAACCAATAACCGAAGCACAACAATTGTTGTGGAGTAAAATAACTGGTCGAGTTAAACAAGATATTATAAGTACAGTAAATACTGGTAGTCCTGTTACAGAAGGCGACATGCCACTTCTTGAAACAGTGCAAAAAGGTCCAAGAAAAGGAAAGTTTAGATTAAAATCTGCCACCTCAGGAGGTTATGGTGAAGGCGGAGCACTTTTTGCTGCTCACGATGTTGTAGAAGCTAGAAGAACAGGAGAGCTAAATCCAGTAGAAGCCATGAGGCTTGATAACTGGGCACCAGGTAAGAACGCTCCTGGCGATTCAAGTGAAAAATACGTAGGGGCTTTAGAAAGACAAATAAATGTATTAAAAACTTCTAATCCTCAAAATATAGAAGCTATCAAAAAAGCAGAAAGTCAATTACAAAATGCAATAGAGGCAGCCAAACTTGATGGCTATGCAGAACAATTAAAAGATTTAGAAGAAGCGGGTAAAAAAGAAACTCAAGAGTATAAGAATATAGCACAACAAATTGCAGCGGGTATTGATCAAGGAATAACAGACTCGCTGGTGCATGCAAGTGATACTTCAAAGCAATATATAAATGGAATATTGGAAGAGATGCAAAGTACTGCACGAATTCATTCTCCTTCAAGATTATTTGCAGATGAAGTCGGTGAACCTATAGGTCAAGGTATTACTCAAGGTATTCAAAGTTCTATGAGTTCAACTGGTTCTGCTATACATGAAGAACTATTAAGTTTTATTCCACAAATTGAATCATTTGCTCCAATGACAGAAGAAGCTTCTCAGCAAATTGGTAATTCAATGTTGGCTGGAATTACCGTTCCACTTAATACATTAGGTGGGGCAGTTCAAGAAAAATTCATGCAAATGGCTGCACAAATTACAGCCGAAGGTCCTGCATTAACTGAAGCAATTGTTGCACCTATAGAAGCTGCAAATGTTGAAATTCAAGATATGCAAATGGAACTTCCGCTTTCATCTTGGCAAACACCAGATTTAACACCTCAAGTTGGTCCAATGATGGCAAATGGTGGATTCTATTCTAATGAAATTGCTCCAGGAATAAGCGGTACTGCTGAAGAAGCAGCAAATGCAGATGCTGAAGCAACATCTAAGTTAGCTAAGGCAAAAGAATCTTTATTAAATAAAGTTAAAAAAGAAGACGGTTCACTAAGAGGCTCTGTAAAGGGTGGATTAGGAATGGCTACGATGATGGGTGGACAAGCAATTGCTCAAGCCCTTCCGCAAGGTAGCGTTTTAGCTTCAGCAGCAACCAATGTAGGAACATATGCGGGTATGGGTATGATGTTCGGACCAGAAGGTGCTGCAGTCGGTGCTGCTATTGGAGGCGTAGTAACAGCATTCCAAGCAATAAGCACTTCTATGCGTCAAAGTTCTAATGCAATAAAGAGTTCGTTTACAACAAGTGCAGAAGCTGCACAACAATTTAATGTTCATTTTGAACCTTTGGCGGTATATGATTTTGCTAAGCCTACAGATGGATTAAGTAAGCATACACAATCAATTTCAGATAATATGGGTGCTGTTGAAAAATTAACTCAAGCTTATCTAAATTCATCAAATCAAATGGACAAGGATGCTTTAGCTAAACTTAAAGGAGATACCAAGGATCAGGCATTGACGGCATCACTTGAAACTGTTGCAGCAGATACCTCAACAGGACAAATGAATTTTCAAGAAGCTTTGGCAGATGCTATTTCAAGACTTACAGCAGCTGGCGCAGGCACTGAAGAAATAATGCAAATAAAAAATGAAATAATTGCTGCAAATGCTGGTAAAAGCGGAAAAGATACTAATGACGCAACTGGACTATTCGGTGCATATAATGCAGGAAATGTAGGAATAGGTAATAATGGAGAAGTTCTTACCATGGATGATAAGAATATTAATGCTGCGGGAATGGGTCAGACTTTACTTCAATTAACTCAAACTGGATTAGCTAACACTATAGCTCAATTTGTACAAATGTCCAAAGAATCTCCTGATTCTTACAAAAAATTATTATCTGATCAAGCCGTTTATGGTAATCTTGCTAATCAAGTTCAAGGTGATAATGCTTGGCAAGATGCTTATACAGCTATGGCAACTAATAGCAAAACTGGTCAAGACACAACTAATGTCCAGGCTTTGACTGAAGCAATGGCAGAATATAACAGTGGGTATTTTAGCTCAGCTGGACATTCAGTAACAGAGCTTGAAGATGCAATGAAAAAGGGGCCTGATGCTCTTGAAGCTTTTGTTAAAGAAAATTCAGCAGCAATAACAAAATGGCAAGCAGATAATACAGCTGCAGTTGCAGGTAATCCCCCACCTCCACCTCCACCAACTCCTCCACCAACTGGTTTAGGAGGCGTACCAACTGGTACTCCTCAAGAAAAAACTTTGCAAGCACAAATTCAAACATCTCTTGATGCTCAAAATGCACAATTAAAGATTGTTAAAGATCAACTTACCACACAACAAAAAATTGCTGCAGAAGCAAAAGCACAGTTGCAATATCAACAACAAATTACTGGGTTGCAGAATGATATGAAAACTGCTATGATTAGTGGTAACTATTTGCAAGCAGCAACATTAAAACAACAAATTTCAGGTGCAAAAGTTGACTTTAATGCTTCTTCAGTTCAGCAAAAATTGCAAGATCAATCTGATGCTATGTCAGCAAATGCAGATGCAATTAACCAAGGTTTGCAAGATTTGAAAAATGCTATTGCAAATGGTATTACGGATTTAAGTCAGTTGCCAGCTTCTGTTTCAGCAGCAAAAGCATTAGGAACAATTAATGCACAGGCCGTAAGTTCTGGAATAGCAACTGGTCAAGGACCTACTGTAACAACTGTTATTCAGGTGACGGGAACTGTGACGGGGACTTCAACTACAAGCTCTCATCCAAATACTACATCTACTGTTCAAACAACTAATGTTAATCCATTAGCTACAAAAATAAATCCAGGTAATACTGGAAGTACAAGATCAACAAATATGGGAGTATCATGACATATCAAATAGCACAAGGTGTGCAAGTATCAATAGATAATAATAACTGGTATGCACTTACAGATCATAATCGCCAGCCAATCAATATTACATATAACTTGATCGAACAAGCAGACAGAATGGCAAATGGAACAATGCGTAAATATGTTATTGCCAGAAAGTTTGTTCATAAAATTGAATGGAAAGATGTTCCAACTCTTGATAGCTACCTTGTAGATTATAATGGCGGGGCATCAACTGTTACTACCACAAATAATGCAACTACACAAACAAATACACAGGCTAATACAAAAAATATATATGTTCCAAGTGTAGCAAATATTAGTGGTTCTTTTGTTGCCTACCTTGGAGATGGCGGAAGTCATACAGTTATACCTTTGACAAGCAATGTAACTCCTTTACCAAGAGTAGGTGAACTTGTAATTATTTCTGGATTGACTGGCAGTAGTAGCGGTTATCTTCAAAATGCACAATATTTTGTAACCTCAGTTGCTGATGGACAAATTACTATATCTACGCCAAATGTTCCATTTGGACCAATAGAGCCAGTAAATGGTACAATATCTTGGATTGCAGGAATACCCGTTGCTGTGGCTTTGCCAGGAACACATTTCCCAGAACAATCTGCTGGAACGGCTTCTCAAACTTGGTTTGGAACAGGTTTGAATTCAGATCAATTAGCAGCGGTATTAAATGTTGGCGATACCATTACTATTTTTGGATCTTCAAATGGATCTTTTGATGGAGTATTTACAGTAAGAGCAATTTATACAAACTGCTTCCTTGTTGATCTAGTAACTCCAAGCATTGTTGGTATGAGTTATAATACTCATTATATACAGGGAAGTTATCCAAATAATGTTGCAACTCCAGTTACAGTTACAGCTCCCGTCACAACTTCCTTTCAAGGACCTTACGGACCAGCTTGGCTAAAAGCTTTTTATGAGGGTAACTACAGCAATCCAGTTTATGTTAGATTTATCTTTGCACAGCAAGAGCCTTCTGTAAATAACTTGCCAATTCAAAACACATATACATCTTCACTTCAAAATTCCCTAGGAACAAATCCAGCCACAGGAAATCCCTGGAACGTATATCAAGCCTTTATGACTACTTTTACTTACGATGTGACAAAAAGAATGAAAGGCAACGCATGGACTGGCGGAGTGGGTTATGATCATGTTGATGTTACAATAGAGTTTACGGAGGTATAATGCTTAATACACAGTACTCTAATGTTTTTGCGGGTAAAAATCCTGCAAGTTCTGTAACACTTGTTCCAATAGCTTCTGCTGAATGGAATCAAAACATATATAATCAGCCTTACATAACCTTTGCTGGAACGGGATCTTCAGAAACAATAGGTAATCCCTCTATAACAGTAACAGATGTTACGGGTACAGCAAATGCTTTTATAGGCAATGTAACAACTAAAAGCTTTAGCATGACAGGAACACAGCATTCTGTCTCATATACATTTTCTACACCAAGCCATTCTCCTGCTTATAAAATTATTACTTATATTCAAACTGATTCAGATTTGCCTATTATGGCAAACGCATACGCTAAAGGATCTGCAACACAATTTGGATCATCATCAATAGACATTAGCTCATTTGGATATGTAAAGTTAATTACATATGTTGGATCTTCAGGTTCAACAGATACTATATCTAACCTAACATATACAATTAATTTGAATACATATGATTCAGCAGATCTAACTGATCCGATAAATATTTATTATACCCAGCCAGAAGTGTTTCCTATTTCTTACAACAGTTATCAAAACGATTCTTTGTGGCCTACAGATAGCGTGTTTGGTTCGTTTAGGCCTGGAGAGTCATATGTGCCAAGCGGTAACGTATTTTCTTGGCATTCTAATAGCCAACCGTTTGATAATTCATTCAGACAAATAACAACGGAGACAGTTATTGGTCATAGTCAACTTTACGCACCAGTTACTGCAATTACACAAAACCCACAATTTGGTTTAGCAACTCCTCCACAACCTATGTATAAAAATGTTATGCCTAGCGATATGGCTCCTTATAAGTATTTTGTTTCTGATACATCTACTCATACGCCAAATCCAAGTCTTACTGCTATATATCAGCCAAATATCTATGCTAACAAACTAGTGCTTAAATTTAATACAACACAAACAGTTCCAATAATTGATGTTGTTTTGGACGGGACTACAATAGCACACAACATATCTGTTCCTTCAAATGGAGTGTTAGTTCTTTATTACAATGGATCATCATGGACAACTTCCCCTTGGTCAAAAATGCCAGTATTTTCTTCAACTGGTCAGATTAGTATTTTGAAGAGTTTTGGCAAGATTACTGTAACTCAAACTGCTCAAGTAAATAATAATCCTTTCAATTCTTACACAAGTCCTTATGTAGAAGCAGACTTGACTAGAATGCAACTTATTGAAGTTTCACCAAGAATTGAAGTTGATATAACTCCATTTATAATGCAGTTTGATATTACAAAACAACTTGACTCGAAGAACAACTATATTCCTATTTCTTCTATCAACCCAAATCAGGCTGACATAACTCTTTCAGCTATCCCCTTGTCTAATAACAATGCTCCCGTTCCAATATTTTCTAGTCAGAATCAAAACTCAGTTTTGTACAACATGATGAAGAAAAATGTAAAATTCTATCTTGGTTGGAACTTTGAAAGTTATTTCCAAAATGGAGAAATAACGCCAAACACTTATATTCCAGCAGGAGTTTACTATGCAAACACTTGGGATGAAACAGATATTCAAACAGTAAAAATTGGCTGCTATGATATTGTAAATTATTTACAAACTGTACCAGCTCCTGATTATGTTGCAAGTAATAAGTCTATATTTGATATTATCACCAACATACTAGATTTGGCGGGATATACAGATTACGACTACGATAGCCTTTATAAAGTAACAAATGATAAGTATACCGCTATGGATATGTACTATTATTTCTGTAACTCACAATCAGCAACCCTATATGACGCATTATCAGAACTTTTCTTGGCTCATCAAATTGGTGCATATATTGATGAGTGGGGAGTTATGAAATTCTTAAGCCTTGCAAATATCATGAGATATCAAGATGTTACAGTAGAGTTTGATGATGCTAGCGTAATTCAAGGTGGATATTCTATTACAAATAAGCAGAAGCCTGGATCTATTACAATTAGCTATCAAGAGCCAAAGGTTACACAATCTCTTGCATTACAAAATGCCACAAATCCAGGTGCTCAAAATTCACCATCATTTATCTATACAACATCAAATGAAGTTTTGTGGACACAAAAAGATGCAGATGCAGTAGGATCAAATTATCTTTCAACATCAATGCTTGAAAAAGATAACTTCTTCCAAATGAACAACAACTCTTTGCTTGACATATTTCATACATACCTATTGAATACAGACGGCTATGCAGTAATTGAAAATGAAGTAGTCTCATTCTTATACAAAGAATATTTGCTAGGTCAAACTTCTAGTTTGCAAGACATTACCAAAGATTATGATCCAGNTACNAATACATTTGGNGTATANGAATATGTTTATCCAAAGACTGATCTTGAACTAGCTTCATTTGTTGGTCAATTTGTAAAAAAGCATCAAGCNGGACTTTTAATAAATAATGGCTTACCTGTTAAAGGAAAAACTGGATTATTAGTNCCTCCATCCCCAGTAGACGTAACAATTGTACCTACTGGAAAAATTTCTAATATTAGAAGAGGAATGTTNGGAACTGTACCATCAGATCATAAAATAATAGAACAGTTGTCAGATAAAAATCTAACAGCTGAAAACTGTGCTACAGCCATAGTTCAAGATATTTTGGCTAGTTCAGATAATCCAAAAATAACAAAGATTCAAGTATCACCAAATAATTCAGGCTGGACTTATATTTATAATGCAAATGTAGTTAATCCAGGATTCAGAACATATTCTGCTAAATTTGATTTGAATGCAGGATCACCAATATCTGCAGGCGTATTCTTTAGATCAACCGATCTTGAATATCGTGTAGAATTAATTCAGGTATCAAATGCTGTTGCATCAAACATATCTGCACCACCTCCGCCACCTGCAACTCCTACACCACCACCACCATATGGTTCTTCACCTTTGCCACCACCTCCTCCAACGCCTCCATATTATACTCCTCCACCACCTCCGCCACCTGCAACTCCTACACCACCACCTCCAGTTTACACTGTACCACCAC